CCCTGTGCCGCATGGGTCATTGCAACGTCCTGACCGTACCACTGGTTGCGTTCTGCCCACTCTTCTGCTTGTGGGTCGGGTTCCGCGCGCCGTGGTGCTTGAGCCGCTTGCTGTTGACGAAGCGCCTCTTGCTGTTGTTGGTATTGATACTGTGCGGTTTGCGCTTGACGCTGAGCGGTGGCAGCCGAGATCTGGCGCTGATCAAACATTAGTGAAGTCAGACGTTCTTGCGCTTCTGTCTCCGTGTCAAAGTCCCCTTCTTCCCGAGCTTTGCGAATAATTTGCTTAAGCGTCATGGTTTCGGTTTCCATGCGACTCTTTGCATGACCTAAACGCTCCACATCAGTGCGTTGGAACTGCTCTTCGAGTTGCTTGGCACGTTGTTGGGCGTTCTTGGCAAAGTTAATTGCCTCCGCTTCACGGCGCTGTGTTTCACGAAGACGAGCAGTAAGCTTGTCAATACGTTTCTTGACCTTGCCACTGTACTCTTCTAATTCATCTTCAGAATTACCTGTTGAGGAGCCCTCTACTTGATTTCCTACTTCCTCTGTAACTACCGAGCTACCATCTGTAGTTAGTTCCACCGTTGCGGAGTTTTCATCATCCCCAACTGAGAATTCTAGTTCTTTGTTTTCCATTGATTTTTCCTTACATGTGCAAATGTCAGAAGGATCATTGAGAATGCCAATAATCTCATCATCGTTTAAGATACGGATCTCACCACCATCGATGGTGATCCTGGAGCCTGCATAACGACCAAAGATAATCCAATCCCCTTGCTTACACCACGGTCCGTTAGGAAATTTAGACTCATCGCTAAACGCCAAATTGCCCATTTTTAAAACGTAGCCACATGTTGTTGCCAACTGTGTACGCTTTTGGGTTTCTTCGGCTAAAACGATGCCACCTTTGGATTTTTCCGCGCCTCGGTAAGGCAAAATGGCGATTCGCCAGCCCGTAGGGGTAGGAATTCGGTCCATAACCACTTGCTCTATCTTAGATGGATCAAAATCACCATTAGACGAATAAGCATCATCGAGTTTTGGACCTTTCTCCAAAGCCTCTTGATGCCATTTGAGCTCAAGTGCGGTTAACGTTTTCTCAGCTTCCACTAGGTACTCCTTCAGGGTTAAAAATCATCTTGTTGGCTCCGTTTTAAAAGTTCTCGAACAGAGTTTTCAACTATTTTTAATCCTTCCAGACGACCCATCATGAAACGATAACGCTCCATATCAGAAATTGTGCCATTTAACACAATCATCTCTGAGTCCTGCTGCAGTTTCCTGATCTCTTTCAGGACTGCTTCTGCAAATTCAAGCATTGGTCTTTTCCATGTAGAGGCAAACAGTAACTAGCCACTGTCTGAAGGCTTTTATTCTTAATAAAGATGAGTAGGACGCTTCTTCATCACTTTACCCTGACCACGAGCCATGACCATCCCGCCCTTTTTCTTCGTAATCACTTCAGATGGGTCCACTTCTTCCATCATCTTTTCTCTTGGCATCAAAGAGTCTAGCTCTTTTTGAGCGGCACGAGCCTGGTCTCTTGCCGCTTTGCCCATTGTAGGCATAAGACGGTTAATAAAACCCTTCTCTTCCTGTTTTGCTTCTGCCAGGCTGTCTTGAGCCTTCTTTATACGCTCTTCTTTAGAGGCAGAAGACTTTTTGACCATTGATCTGTTGGGCATGAGAGGTTCCTTAGTAAAGTTTAACTGGCTGGTTGCCATCACGTTTCTTAACAGTGCTAAATGCACCACCATTTTTCATCTTTTTAGGTCTTCCAGCAGTAGACAAGGAAATCGCAACCGCTTGCTTCACAGCCTTGCCTTTGCTCTTTGGTTTGCTGGCGCCTATTGAACCTGATTTCTCATAGTCTCTTACTAATTCCGATATATTACCACTAACAACCTTGTTGCTCGTACCTTTTTTAATTGGCATTTCGTCTCTCCATACCTTGTTGTAGGATTTGGGCACGTTCACGACCAACTTGGGCACGCTGATCAGCAATGTTTTGTTGCGTTTGAAGGCGCATCTGTGTCGCTTGCTGTGACTGGGCTAACTTCTCACGGTCCACGGCAATTTGTTCTTTGTCAATCTCCAAGTCCGCTTGGTCTTTAGCTGCATTTTGCTGAAGTTCTTGCTCTTTTAACTGTACAACTGGGTCAGGCTGACCACCGCCACTACCCGATAACTGATTCTGTAAGTCACGAACCTGTTGCATACCCTGGGCACACTTGATTGCAATCATGCCTTCCTTCTGTATGGCAGAAATCATCAAATCAGGGTCACTGCCGTACTGCATAAATAGTTCTGCTTCAGTGTCTTCTTCCGCTTTTAAGCGTACATGTTCTAGTATATGCTTTTGCAATGCAATAGCAGACATGGGTTGTGAGCTCAAGATTGGAGACAAGCCCATCATCAAATGGTTCGCTATGTGCGCATCATGTTGCTGACCCGCAAAGGCTTTAAGTTGCATCCCGTCCAATACATCAGCATTCTCGGTTGACGGGTCTTTAGGCATCTGGGAGCTTTGGGGACGTAATATTCCGTCAATGTCACGTACATTCAAAGCTGCATACACACGGTAATACGCCTCATACATGTTGTGCATTTGTGGCGCACTTTGCGCTAACTGCAACTGCGTCTGGGCAAGCGTAATACGTTGCGCGCCTGAGAAAATATTGGGATCCGCAACAGGCAACACTGCAACCATGTTGTTAAAGTCACGCTTCTTAATGAATCGTGAAGCGCCAGGCACGTCATACGGGTACTCATCAGGCAAGAATTCACCGAACCCACGAGCCAACATCTCAAATTCCATCTTCTGCGCATAGTGCATACGCTTATGGATAGCAGACATGACCATCGAACCACGCTCCAAGAGCGCAATCGTGGTGCCTACTGCTGCATTCTGATTCCCTTCCCCTACTTGCATATCCGCAGTGCTTGCTAAACGCTTGCCCGCTTCAACCGTAAACCCAAGCAACGTCATCAATGTCTGTGACGGCTCTTTGTAGGGCAGAGGCAAGAGTGACTGATTAAGCTCCGCGCCACCCGCATCGATGTCTCGCCACTCACCAGGCTGGATTGGTTTATCATCGTCCGCGATCCGCGCGCCTTTGGCCTTGAAACCTGCGGGTAGATTCGATAAAGTACCTGCATCTAATAATTGTCTGAGCGCTGCGGTAGCCGTCTTTGACAAGCCACCAATCAAGTGTACAAAACCTAAGCCATACGCCCCCAAGCCTTGGACAAGGGTGTAGTGTACAAAATACTCTTTGCGTAAACGCTTCTCATCGTCCTCGACCCAATTGCGCCGAACACCTATAACCATGCCACTAGATTCTTCTACGGTCACAACAAAAGGCAACTTAATTCCTGTGTAATCGCCCTCCTCATCCATGTCCTCAAAACCTGGGATGTCCAAGTCCGCTTGAAACTCAAGCAAGAACACTTCTTCAGGAGAACCCGATTCCACAACACCCGTTTGCTTGTCAATCGAATAACGTATCTGACTTGCGTCCCCTGGCATACCAACAGGAGAGACATTCGTGTCTAAGTACTCACCCGCTACCACCCGTTTACGGAACTCATTAGCGTCCATCGCAATACGGTGCGTGATCCGCGGGCATTCGCTCATGACACTCGATCCCCAATAAGGGATGTACACATCATCAGGTAAACAAAGCTTACTTACCATGCGCCCTAATTGCTCATCATAGTAAATCTTCTTGAATGCCGAACCACCGTAACCTGCGTAGAACAACAGTTGGTCAAACTCAGGGGTGTACTCCTTCATGACAGAAGTAATCTGGTAGTTCATGAAGTCTTGTACACGAGAGGCTTGCTGTGCCTTTTCTAACGTTTCTTTGCCAACTACCTGTGTACGTACAGGACCGCCTGCAGGCAAGAGTTCTTTTAATGCTTGTGATTGGAACTGCACAATCGCTTCGGTAAGCATCGGGTGCACTGCACCTGCAGCGCCTCGGAAAGGCTTGGTGCGTTCTTCTATCTTTAACCCCAAGAGGTCAAGACCTTTTGAGTACATTTGCTCCCAATCAGAGCGCCCCGACTTATCCGCCTCGAACAAAGACATCAGTTCAATCGATATATGGGATAAATCGCTTTCGTCGATAATCAGGGCGAGGTTATCATAAAAGCCTACTTCCTCGTCATCACCTATCTCAACAATAGCACTGCCATCTTCCTCTAAGTAGATTTCAATGTCAGGCATTTCCTCCTGTTCAATTTCAACAGTTAAGGGGAGCGGGGGTTGACGCTTTTATCAATGGGCATTTAAGTACCTTGTTCTTTATTTAAACGTTATTAGTTGTGCATACCAGCTACTGCCGCTGAACCCGTGATATCTATACCGTTACTAAAGGTTCGCCTATCTCGTTGAGCAATTCTTTCTTGCTCTGTCGCAAGAGCTGCCGCAACAGCGTCCGAAATTCTTTTGTCTTCGGCTTTCGCTTTCGCATCCGCGTCGGCTTTCGCTTTTGCATCTGCGTCGGCTTTCGCTATCTTGCCTGCCTCGGCAATACGGTTGGCCTCGGCAATACGGTTGGCCTCGGCAATACGGTTGGCCTCGGCAATACGGTTGGCCTCGGCTACCCTGCCCGCCTCCGCAATCCGCTCTTGTTCAGCCGCTTGTGCGTTTTCTTCAGCAACCCGAATAGCTTCAATCCGCTGGTTTTCTTGTGCAACCAGTCTCGCTTCTTCCGCTGCCCTTTCGGCATCTATTCTGCCTTGGTCAACAACAGGCTGTGGAGCATATATTGGGGCGGGCGCTTGAGGAACAGGGGGCGGATGGGGGAGTGTAAACTGGTGCGGGCGGAGGTGGTGCGGGCGGAGGTGGTGGCGACAGGCGTAGGTGGGTGCGACAGGCGGTAGGT